ATGCAAACCGTTATTTTTGGTCGTCCGGGTTGCCCTTACTGTGTGCGTGCCAAAGATCTGGCCGAGAAATTGAGCAATGAGCGCGATGATTTCCAGTATCAGTATGTAGATATTCGTGCGGAAGGGATCACTAAAGAAGATCTACAACAAAAGGCAGGTAAACCCGTAGAAACCGTGCCGCAGATTTTTGTCGATCAGCAACATATCGGCGGCTATACCGATTTTGCTGCATGGGTGAAAGAGAATCTGGACGCCTGATCGTCTGACAAGCCCTCGCGTTGAGGGCTTTATTGATTTTTTCTGTGCTGTGGTTTAAACAAACTACTGATAAATAAGAAACACAATGCCCCCAGCGCACACCAGAACACCGCACTTAATAACCATGCCAGCTCTTGCCAGAATGAGCGCGTCGGTGAAAAAAACAGCCGCATAATGAGCATCGAACAGGGTGCCGCCAGCATTGCGCCAAACAGAGGTTTCAGGACTTCTCTACGATGTGAAAAGAAGCTGGCAACTGCACCAGGAAGAATGAAAAATAGCAAACCGATTTCAGGATGCCCGGCAGCCCGAAAAGCGCCTTTCATGTGCGTCGCCAGAAAAAGACACACCACAATGAAGAGGACAAAACAGCAGATTGCCCCCGCCCAACGTTGTTTATGTTTCACTCGTTCCTCCTGACACTGCGTCTATCGAACACATTTTTCGCCAGTGTGGCGTTCAGTAAGATAAAGCCGCTTCGCATTCCATGCTAATATAGGCCAACGCAATTCATATAGCCGTTGATACCTAATGTGATTACACTAGTAAAATATATTGTTACTTTACTATCGTTTAGGTGCGCTGAATGAATCTGCGCCCTGAATTCTGGTAAAAAACATTATCGTAAATTACCATTTCTTTCAACAGCTTACTAGTAAACAAGAAGTTAGCCTCCGTGAATATAAACGTCGCCGAATTGTTAAATGGGAATTACATTCTGTTATTATTTGTGGTCCTCGCGCTTGGGCTATGTCTCGGGAAATTACGACTTGGTTCGATCCAACTGGGTAATTCCATTGGCGTTTTAGTCGTATCGCTGTTATTAGGCCAACAACATTTCAGCATTAACACCGACGCGCTTAATCTTGGCTTTATGCTGTTTATTTTCTGCGTCGGGGTCGAAGCCGGACCGAACTTTTTTTCCATTTTTTTTCGCGATGGGAAAAATTACCTAATGTTAGCACTGGTGATGGTTGGCAGTGCGCTGGTGATCGCCTTAGGGTTAGGTAAGCTGTTTGGCTGGGATATTGGCCTGACGGCCGGTATGTTAGCTGGCTCTATGACGTCGACACCGGTTCTGGTCGGTGCTGGCGATACACTGCGTCATTCCGGCATGGAAAGCAGGCAGCTCTCACTGGCACTGGATAATCTGAGCCTCGGGTATGCCTTAACCTATTTAATCGGTCTGGTGAGTTTGATTGTTGGTGCGCGTTACTTGCCGAAATTGCAGCATCAGGACTTACAGACCAGCGCCCAGCAAATCGCCCGCGAACGTGGCCTGGACACTGATGCCAACCGTAAGGTTTATTTACCGGTGATCCGCGCCTACCGCGTCGGCCCGGAGCTGGTGGCCTGGACCGACGGCAAAAATCTGCGTGAACTGGGTATTTATCGACAAACTGGCTGCTACATTGAACGTATTCGACGTAACGGGATTCTGGCGAATCCAGACGGTGATGCTGTGCTACAAATGGGAGATGAAATAGCGTTGGTAGGCTATCCCGACGCCCACGCACGACTCGATCCCAGCTTCCGTAACGGCAAAGAAGTTTTCGATCGTGACCTTCTCGACATGCGTATCGTCACTGAAGAAGTGGTCGTTAAAAACCATAACGCCGTGGGCAAACGTCTCGCACAACTGAAGTTGACCGATCACGGTTGCTTCCTTAACCGCGTCATTCGTAGCCAGATTGAGATGCCGATAGATGACAACGTCGTGCTTAACAAAGGTGACGTTTTACAAGTCAGCGGCGATGCCCGTCGCGTAAAAACCATCGCCGATCGCATCGGCTTTATCTCGATTCACAGCCAGGTCACTGACTTGCTGGCATTCTGCGCCTTCTTTGTTATTGGGCTGATGATCGGGATGATCACCTTCCAGTTCAGCACATTCAGTTTCGGCATGGGGAACGCTGCCGGGTTGTTATTCGCCGGAATTATGCTGGGATTTATGCGCGCTAACCACCCGACCTTCGGTTACATTCCGCAGGGTGCATTAAGCATGGTGAAAGAGTTCGGCTTAATGGTGTTTATGGCAGGCGTTGGTCTGAGCGCCGGTAGCGGTATTAATAACGGCCTGGGCGCGATTGGCGGTCAGATGTTGATTGCCGGATTGATTGTCAGTCTTGTGCCAGTGGTTATCTGTTTCTTGTTCGGTGCTTATGTATTGCGAATGAACCGCGCACTGTTGTTCGGCGCAATGATGGGCGCACGCACCTGCGCGCCGGCAATGGAGATCATCAGTGATACAGCTCGCAGTAACATCCCGGCGCTGGGCTATGCGGGCACCTATGCAATCGCCAACGTCCTGCTGACGCTGGCAGGGACAATCATCGTCATGGTATGGCCAGGATTAGGATAAAACTGAAGTTGCCCTGAAAATGAAATTTTTTTGCACAACCGCAGAACTTTTCCGCAGGGCATCAGTCTTAATTAGTGCCACTGCTTTTCTTTGATGTCCCCATTTTGTGGAGCCCATCAACCCCGCCATTTCGGTTCAAGGTTGATGGGTTTTTTGTTGCCTGAAATTTATGCCGTTTAAAATCATGATGTTAGAAGCACTGTTTTTTAACGATGGCGACAAATTGGCGGCAGAGTCAAAGAGAGAGCGCCACCTGTCCTGATTTCATTGGATGCGGCTGAACCGGATTTGACTCTTTTGGCGTTGCAATCGAACGAACAAAAGTTTCATGGGTAACAAAAGTATGGCTGCAGTTAATGTTCTGGCACTGGTTGTAACGCTCTTTGGTCAATGAAGATACCTGAAAACTGCTGCGAGTATGGGCGGCACTTCCACACAGTGGGCAAATCATCATTTTTCGAGTTCTCCCCATTTTTGCTAAATTCACAATAATGATACCGCATTATTCCATTTTGAAAACTTAAAAGTTCTCTATTACGAAGAATCATTCCATTTCGAAATCATTAATCTTCACTTCAAGCTCCAGACTGGTCGTAAAACCGTTATCCGGATTGACAGTATGCGTCAGGGTGGTAATAGTCCATTCCGCATCATCTATCGGCTGTTTAAAGCCTCTGACTTTCACTGGCATTTCCGTGTAGAGATCCGCCCGACCTTCTGCCAGTTGTAGCGAGAATGACGCAACGCCACGTTGCAGGCGTTCCCACTGCATTTTCGCCGCCCGTTCGGCGTTGCTCCGGTTGGCATAGGTGCGATTAAGTACCAGCACGTTTTCATCTGTACCCACCAGGTAATCGCCCTGCTTCGCTTCCGGCTCTTTCTTCTGCTTCTTAGTCCTGCGCTTACGCTTCACCGTGGTGCTTTCTTTCTTCGCGGGTTCGCGGGTATGCAACCAGCTGGCAATTACGCCCGTGTAGGCTCCGCGATCTGCCAGGGTAAAGCGGTGACTGTCGCCGTCCTTACGTGTGATAGTGATAATCGGTAGTGGTTTACCGCTGGCGCTTTTACCCTGTCCCTGCCGGATGAATAACAGATTGCCATTTTTCACCGACGCAATAGCACCGTACTGGCGCGCCAGCCGCATCAGAAAACTGCCGTCACTCTCATTGGTCTGGTCTATATGCTCCACAGGTTTATCCGACAGGTCTTCACCCAATGCCATCTTCAGTTTGTGCCGCGCAGCTATTTCCTTCACCACTTCCCCAACGGTGGTCTTGTGCCACGACTTTTCACGGCGGATATTCAGCGTTTCACGAAAATCAGCACTTCGCGCCCGGATAGTCAGGCGGTCCGGTGCGCCAGTATGTTCAATCTCGTCCACCGTGAATGCCCCTTTAGGGAAAAGCGGCTGCCCCTTCCAACCCAGCGCCAGCGTAATGACCGCACCACGGCGCGGCAGCACGATTTTTCCGTCGGCGTCGTCCAGCTCCAGATCAAGCTGGTCTGCTTCAAAGCCCCGATTGTCCGTCAGCGTCAGACTCATCAGGCTGTTATCCAGCACAGTAGTGATATCCCTGCCCTCAATACTGATGCTGAATGCCGGAGTTTTGTTGCCTTTGTTAAGCAGTTCAGAGCTGAAATTCACGGCAGCAGCCCTCCCACCGTTTTACTGATATCGCTTAAGGCAGACGTTGCCGTGTCCTGCAGATTATTCAGCTGCGAACGGAGATCACCGAACATCTCGGACAGGGATTCATCCACCCGTTTGAGCGACAGAGTGAACTCAATCCGGCGCGGCATACCGTCGCGGAAAAACTCCGTTTTAGTCTGATTCAGTCCCTCAATCACATACATGCCATAAATTGTGCCGCTGCCTTCAATCAGGGGCCATGCTTTCCCCTGTTCTGCCATCTGCTCAAGTGCCAGCAACGACAGCCTGCCACCTGTTATCTCCGGCATAAGAACACCAGAAAGCGTCAGCATGTCGTTGTCCGGTCCCAGAAACTGCGTGGACGGACGTCGGTTTACCCGACTGTTTGCCGCATGTCGCCAGCTGCGTTGATACTGCAGTTCCTGATACGGAACGGTGCGCAGCATAAACACGTACAATCCCAGCACCATCATCATGCGTCGTATCCCCCCTGATCGCTGTAGTTACTCCTGGCTTTTGCCTTCAGCCTGCGTTCACGTTCATCAAGCTGGCGTGCCACCTCCCGCGCAATATCCTGCGCACTTTGTCCTGGCTGCGTCTGAATGATGATCTGCGTCGGTGCCTCAATCCGTTGAACGAGCGGCACAGTGGCTGCGCGACTCACAATTACTTCTCCACCTTTCGCGGGAAGTGCCAAAGGGTGCAACGGTGGAAGCTCTGCTGGCGCGGCAGCAACGCCCATCATTCCGGCAACAACGGCAGCCAGTGCAGCTGTATTTCTCCGGCTGGTCACATTTGCCGGGCCGTTAACAATTTCCGGCCCGTTTTCACCGACGATGCCAAACTGCCCGCGCGGGATATACCCGCCGCTGTCATACATCCCCGCAAAGCCATATCCCCATGATGGAAAACCACCCGATGGCATCATCACTTTACCGTCTGCATTCACCTTCGCAGGTTGCTGACGCGTCACGCTTTCCGGCAGTTTTGCCTTTGCGGCCTCTTTACTGACAATGCCGAGCTTCTCCAGCAACCAAGAAACGCCGGATTTCAGGGAGTCCAGCGGATGCATGACCATATTCAGCCCTTCCGCCAGTGCCTCCCCGAATCGCCGCCCCATTGCCGCTGCGCTCTGCAGTTCGGCAGAGGTCGACTTAACGGGCGTCAGCAGATCAGTAAACCAGCCCCACAGCGCCTGCACTTTGTCGCCAATCCACTGGAACACGGGCTTAAGCGGTTCGAACGCTGCACTGATGGGACCTGCCGCCGCTTTGAATCCTTCCACCACGCCACCGAGAAATGCGGTGATGGGTTGCCAGTATTTCCAGACAACCAGCGCCACGCCCGCCAGTGCAGTCACCACAAGACCTATCGGGCTGAGCAGAGCACCTAACAGACCAGACACGGCATACAGGATAACGCGCAGCATCGCCAGCGGACCGGATGCCAGCACTCGCAGCACCGAGCCTGCGGCAGTCAGCCCGCCGCGTAGTGCTGCAAGTGGATTCAGAAACATCACAGCAACAGCACGTAAACCGGATAATCCAGACCGGAACAGTGCAACCGGCGCACCTGCTACAGTTTTCAGGACATTTCCTGTCAGTGATGCCGTGCGGCGCAAAGACGACAACGGCGCAGTAAGTAAACCCGCTGCGTTACCCGATGAAGCAAGCCCGCGTCGCAGCAGTGCAAGTGGTGCGCCAGCCAGCCAGGACAACGCGCTGCTGGTTCGAGTTACTGCTGCCGTAACGGAAGATAACGTTTTGATACCCAACACAGAGAATCCCAGACAGATCACTGCCAGCGGCCCCAGCACTGCAGCCAGCGCCACCGCTAAGGTGCCGAGGCCGACGGTAACCGCAGCCACAACAGCCGATGCTTTCATCAGTGTGCCTGTCAGTTCCGGGTTAGCTTCCACCCAGCGACGCAACGCCCCCGTGACGCTTTTCACCGTGTACAGAATATCCATCAGCGGCTGGCGCAGCGTTTCGCCCAGGCTGCTGAAGGTGTTCTGCGCTCCGGTTTTGACCAGCAACCACTGCGCAGAAAGTGAATCCTTGTTAATGTCGGATTCTTTCTGCATGGAGCCGAGCGCATCATTGCCCGCTGTCAGTTTTAACTGACGCTGCAGTTCCGGCAGGTTGTTTGCCAGTTTCGCCGCGTCATCGCCAAACTCTTTACCAAACAACATAGTCATGGCAGACAGGCGCTTGTCCTGCGGCAGCGCGTTTACCTTCTCCAGCACGCGCTGGATGGTTCCCATCGCATCCTTCGTCATCTGCTTTTCAATCACTTCAGGATTGAGTTTCAGCAGATTCATCCCTTCAAAGAAACTCTTGCTTTGCATGGTGGCAATGGACAATTCACGCACCATCGCGTTTGCTGCACTGGCTGCAACCTCTGGCGCAGCGCCCAGTGTCAGGAAGGTGGAACCCAGCGCCGCCGCTTTACGATAATCCAGACGGTCAGCCACACCGCCCAGACGTTGCATCACATCAATGATGTCTGCCCCTTTCGACATGGCGTTATCATCCAGATAGTTCAGCGCATCACCGAGCTGTTCAATATTGCGGGTGGGGATTTTGTAGAGCTGGGCGATTTTCCCCAGACTTTCTGACAGTTCATCCGCTGGCAGCTCAAAGGCTGTTGCCGCCTTTGCTGCCGTACTGGCGAAGGCCAGCAGGTCACGTTTCTGATCTTCCCAGCTGTCGTCAGGGTTTGCGACGTTCATGCGCGCACCACCTTCAACCAGTGCAGCGAAGTCCACCGCACCGTTTTCCATCGGCAACTGTTCGCTGGCAGCCTTGATGGCATCCTGCATTTCATAAAAACGTGCAGTGCGGTTGCCATTATCGTCACGCAGACCATTGACCTGCTTTGCCACACCTTTCATGGCATCTTCCATGCTGGTATAGCTTTTTACTGCCGCCATCACTGGCGCACCCATTGCCAGCCCTGCAGCCGTGGTGGTGGCTCCGGCACCTGCAATACGATCACGCACCTCCAGCGAACGGGCATAACTGGCACGCGCTGCATTCATCCTGCGCTGAGCTTCCCCCAGTCGCTTCAGCCGCGCCTCCTGTTTCGAAAGTTCCTGGTTATAACGTGATGTTTCACGGGCTAAACGGGCAGTTGCTCCCGCATCGTCTTTCGCAGAAATTCCCGCCCGGTACAGTTCAGCACGCACAAGCGCCGTCTGCTGCTGCAGCTTTTTCTGGCGTTCTTCCAGGCGCTGAACAGCCAGCCGTTGACGGCCCAGAGCAACAACCTGACGTTGCGAAGGCGGCCCCATCGCTCCCAGTTCCTGACTGAGCAAATTTGCACGCTGGCGGGCATAGTTCAGCCTGTCGCCTAATTTCTGATTTTCTGCCTGCAGCTTTCGGAAGCTGTCCAGACTGCTCCCGGCCTGATCAAGCTGCTTTATTGCATCGCGGGATTTTTTGACAGCAGCAGCCAGTTCTCTTGAACTGGCCTGCGCAGATCGAAATGGGCGGGTGAGCTTGTCAACCGCATTAAGAATGACCTGCAGACGCAGGTTGTTATCACTCATCGTTGGCCCCGCTTCTCTGAATCGCTTTATACCGCCATTCCAGCACTTCGGTCAGCGGCATAACGTCAGTAACGGATGGCGGCCAGTGAAAAATGGTGGCGATATCTGCCACCAGATCGTCAACCGTCAGGCTGTCGGTAAACCGGCAAGCACCGACTTCTTCAACAAAAAAGTGACAACCTCAACCGACATGGCAGTGAGATCTGCCGGGTCCATCTCTGCAATTTCCTGTGCAGTCAGTGCCGGACTGGAGATGCGGGGGATCACGGTCATCATCGCGTTTACATCCATATCCATAATGGCCTGCAGGCGTGTACCGCGCAGCGCACCGGACTGCGGTTTACGCAGCACAATTTCGGTGATTTCTGTTTTACCGCGCTTGATGGGGGTATCCAGTTGAATGGTCTTTTCAGTCTGCTTATCGCTCATTTTGCTGTCCTGTCAATTGGGTTCTGGCGCGGTATCCCGCGCCGTTCAGATATATCAGAGGCCGAGGGCGTTGCGGTGCGCTTCCATCAGGTCCACACCGTCCACAATTTCCACCATGTTGATAAGGTCCACTTCATAGAGCACCTCACCATTGATGGTCAGCTTCGCGTAGCTGTTGGTACTGGTTACTTTGGTGGTGTTGCTTTCGCCCGTCTTCCACTCGCCGGAATCCACTTCTTTGTGACGTCCACGCACGACAAGCTCCACGGCCTGCACTTCCCCGGTATCGTCACGCTGAATAGAGCCGGTAAAGCGCAGCTGGATGCCATCCACCGTGGCTTTACCCATCTGTTTAAACAGCAGCAATTCAGTACCACCAATGGAAAATTCTGTGTCCAGCGCACTGTCATCAAGCCCCAGATCCACATCCACCGCACCCGGCATTCCGCCGCCGCGATACTTCTCATATTTGCGGGTAAATTTCGGCAGCGTCAGCGACTCAACGATCCCCTGCCAGTTGTTCCCGTCGTTAAACAGGTTCAGGTGTTTTAATTTGCGTGGTAAAGCCATGTTGTCCCCTTACGCGCTGACCTGGCTGGCGAAATTCACCAGGTACTGATCGGTGATGCGCTGACGCAGCATCAGGTTTTCAAGTGGCGGCACTGGCGTGTAGTCGTAGTCGATGGTGAGTTTTCCGGCTTTCAGCGTGTCTTTGTCATTCACCGACTCGTCCAGCCAGCAATCACCACCAATGAGATAGCCCTGACTGACCAGGCTGCGCATTTTGGCGCGGATACCTTCGATAATGTCGCGGGCCAGCGACGGGTTCAGCGGTTTGTCCACCGCCCACATGTGCGCTTCTGCCATCGTGTCCATCAGTACCTGCGCCGTGCGGGTGTAGTTCTCAAAGGCAAAAAGCGGATCATCACTCAGACAGCGGGAACCCCAGAAGCGAAAACCGTCTTTGCGGATAAGCGTGGTAACGTCGTTCTGGTTAAGCAGACCTGCATCTGTTGCCGTGTCCTGCAGATCCCAGAACACATCAGCAGAAATTCCGGTGACACCGTTCACGCCCACGTTGGACAGGCTTTTGTGCCATCCGGTCTGCTCGTCAATTTTGGCGCGCAGGCCAAGCGCACGCGCGGTGGCATATGCCGTTGCTTCGGCATTCAGCACCGTGTCCCAGCTGATAAAATCCGGCCAGATCAGCATCCCTTCACGCTGACTGAAGTTTTCGCGGTAGGTAAGCACTTCTTCCACTGTTTTGCAGCCATACGCCGACAGGTAAGCAAACCCGCGCAGGCTTTGCGCCACGCTCAGCAACTCAGTCGCAACGGCTTTGTTATCGTGACCTGGCACGCCGAGAATGCGCGGTTTAACGCCGAGCTGTGACTGGGCAGATAACAGGGCTTTCATGCCTGTTTTTTTACCCTCGGCGGTCACTGCGCCGATGATATTGGTTGTGGTTTCTTCTTCCGTTTCACCCTGCGGCACACGCACAACAACGGTCACGGGTTTTGCCTGGTCAGCGATGGCATCCAGCGAACGGGCCAGCGTGCCGGACTCACCCGCTTTACCGCTGGCAGTCAGCACATCAGTGATCAGCACGGGTTTATTAAGAGGAAACATTTTTGCATCGGCATCATCGCCCGTGCAGACCATGCCCACGATGGCGGTGCTCACCGTGGTAATGGATCGGGTGCCTTCGTTGACTTCAACAACGCGCACTCCGTGGTGGTAATCCTGAGCCATAAGGCAGTCTCTCCGGTTGTAGAGGGGGTCTGCCTATGTTCTGGTTGATACGCGCAGGGTGCACGCGATGGGGATTGTATGGGAAATGGCACAACAGCACCATGAGGGCTTTTCATAAAATAATCAATATATCTCAATATGTATTGATTATTATACGCAAATCTATTTTACTATTGCGCATCTGTCATCCATTTAAATCAGATTGAATACTATATGAAAAGAGATATTTCTTTAGATCTGTTACGTATTATTTGTTGTATTTTTGTAATAGGAATTCATGTCACGCCCGACTACGCTTATACTGTTACCAGTAACCAAACAGAAAGTATACAAATACAAACTCTTTTTGCACAATCAATTGTACGCATTGGTTTACCAATATTCTTTATGTTAAGTGGATACTACCTACTCAACAGACAAAATAGCACTCCACTTTTGTTTTATAAAAAAAGAATCCCCGCCATTATTATCCCTTTTGTAATATATTCATTAGCACATTACTATATCATTAGCTGGAATAATGGAACGTCATCGAATTTACTTGAATATTTCTCATTAATATCTAAAAGCACTATTTCACTCTCTGTGCATTTCTGGTTTGTTTATGCCTTTATCGGTTTGTATTTAACCGCTCCAGCAATTCAATACATAGTCAATAAAATCCCACAAGCCGACAGCCTTAAGGTGATTATAGTTTTGGCTTTCATTTTTTATTATTCATTATACTCATACTCTCTAAGCCAATCCTCTCAATACTACCATCATTTAATCCCATTACAGAGCATAGATACATGGGTTTTATATTTTGTTGTCGGCGGATTATTAAAAAGAGTTGACATTAAAACACATTATATTGTATATAGCATCCCTTTTATATTTTTACTACATGTGATGTTTGTTTATTTTAGCGTTAACAAATATAACTTTAACATATACCCATTTGACTCAGGGATTAATATGTTGTTACTGTGTTCCTTGATAGTAATTGCATTTACAAAAATAAACATCAATAATAAAAAAATAATTTTAACCATTGAAAAAATAGCACCTCTAACATACGGAATTTATTTAATTCATGTTTGTGTTTTCAGAGTGTTAGAGAAATATTTCAATATTCCTTTTATCGTGGATAACATTTTACTAAAAACAACATCCCTGTCTTTAGTCATTTTTTTTATCAGCCTTGGTTTAAGCTTGATTATTGATCGGTTGTTTGTTAATCCAATTCTCAGACTGAATCGTTAAATGGCTTAGTCGGAAAGGCTGTATCAGAGGCTTTTGATGGATCAATGGCCTCTAATGCTTCAATATAATCAAGCCATATATTATACATTTTCAGTTCAGTATCATTCAGTCTCCCAAGCAATGCTTTCCCCTGCCATTGTTTGTTATTTATATAATTTACAGCTTCTATTATACGTGCTTGTTTTTCAGTTTTTGCTTTAGCCACTAACTCTGTATATGTGAGTGGTGGCATATCAATCCATGCAGGCATACCATTATCATCTGCCCCAAGAATTTTTCCTTCCGGAGGTTGTTTCATGAATTCACAAGCAGTCTCATTTGAAATATCCACCCCTTCCTTAGGCCACATTCTATTTCTTTCATATTCATTTTTTAATATATACGCCATAAATCTGGCATTTACCTTATCCCATATAAAACCATAAGAAGAATCATGTTGATAATCATCATAACTTTTCATATTTAATATCCAAATGCAATAAATACAGCGCTTGAAACTTTTGAATCACTACTGGTTCCTGATGTCAAACAAGTTACAGCAGTAAAGCCATCATTATATATACTTTCGCACGACGTAACGACTTGTGCATATGTCATTTTTGTGACAAACACACCCCATACTCCGTTAGGGAATGGCGTTGGATATGTAATAGCAAGCTGTTGTGGAATACCAATAGTTGTACTATTAGGAAGATTTCTTCGAAATATTTGTATAATTAAACCATTCGGACCTTTAACCAACAAATTATCGCTTCCTTTTCCTGTTAGCTGAAAATAGCTCATGTCAGGGATTTCATAACTATTAGCATTACCAACATTTCTACCTGCCGCATTTCCCAAATGCCCCAAACCAAGATAAGTAAGAATTCCTTCTACATCCTTTCCACTCAAATTATTCAGCGTATTGTCCAGCGGTTGTTTACCTGCCAGCGCATTAAGCATTGTCGTGGCAAAGTTCGGGTCATTCCCCAGCGCCGCCGCCAGTTCGTTCAGCGTATCCAGTGCCGCAGGTGCAGAACCCACCATTCCTGCAATCGCCGATTTCACAAAAGCCGTAGTGGCAATCTGTGTATTGTTGACCGACTGCGCCGCCGTGGGGGCTGTTGGCGTTCCGGTGAGTGCCGGACTCGACAGCGGCGCTTTGAGTGCCAGCGCATTGTTAATGGTGGTGCTGAAATTCGGATCATTGTTAATGGCTGCGGCTATTTCTTTCAGCGTGTCCAGCGTGGCTGGCGCACCATTAATAAGGGCCGTCAGTGCCGCCTGTACAAACGCAGTGGTCGCAACCTGCGTGGTATTATTCCCCGCCGCTGGCGTTGGCGCTTTGGGGGTTCCGGTAAATGTCGGGCTGGCTTTTGGCGCGTACTGTGAATGCGGGTCCGGTGCGGCAAGATGTTTTGCCATCTGATCATCCACGTACACCTTCAGCTCCAGTGCCTTGTCATCCACATACTTGCGGGTTGCCAGTACTATGGCAGGATCGATTTTCAGGGTGATATTGTCCGTGCTGCTGGTAATCAGCACCATGCGCACGGTCTGGGTGCGCCCGCTGCCTTCAGCCAGTTGCGGCTTATAGCTTTCCGGGCAGTTGCCCACGGCAATCAATGCCCCGGATTCATCAAACAGGCCCACTTCACGTATCCACCAACCGCCCTCGTTTTCAGGGATCACCTGTTCAGCAATAATCTGGCTGCTGTTCTGCGGGTCGATATAGAGCATATTCAGCGCAGCCCGGCGTTTCTCATTTACCAGTGCCGTCTGCTTTGCGTCCGGCGTTGGCAATACTCCGCCGCCATCGCCCACCGCCATATGGGTAATTTTTAGCGGCACACCGAGCGCGGCGGCGCTGGCAAGTTTCGCCGCGCCAATATCCGTCAGCAGGGTATAAAATTTTGTGCTCATGGATTCACTCTCATTGTGTCAATAACATGGACCGCCCCGCCTTCATGCGCGGTGCCGCCGGAAATAATTGTTTCGTTGATATACGGATAGATCGTGATTTCTTCGCCAAGATAGCTGGCGGCTCCCACCCAATGCGGGCCGCTGGTTTGCAGATTGATAGACATGCCGATCATGTGACGGCTACATGGTTTGGCATCGCTTATCAGTCGCTCAAGTTCCAGATAGGTATCTTCAGTGATGCCCTGGTCCTGCACGCCGATATCCAGGCGAAACGTGCCCGGTGCCTCTCCGGTCTGCCACCACTCAATAATGCGGATCAGAAAGCCGAACGGCTCCACCACCCGCCGCACGGCACTGGTGGTCCCTTTATGCTGATGAATATAAAAAGCATCCTTCACCACCTGGCGCTTGACGCTTTCTGTCCAGCTCTCGTCCCAGCGATCCACAGAGAACGCCCAGGCGAGATAAGGCAGGAAACTGACCGGACAGGTTGCCGGATTCCACAAGTTACGCAGCGGCACCTGCAGATCAGAAATCCCGCTGCAGGTTTGCGCCAGTCGTCGCTCCAGTGAAGTTGAACCCGGTGGCAGCAGACTATTCATCCGTTCCTCCGTTGGTTACGCTCCACTGCGTACATGATGCGGCCTGTGTTTTGTTCAGGACCACATCAGCCAGCGGTGAAGCCAGCTCCACACGTTGAACACCCTCAACATGCAGCGCGGCAAAAATAGCACTACGGCGAATATCCCGACCGAGCCGCGTCTGACTGGCGATGTACCTCTGCAGGCTGACTTTTGCCGCTGCCATTACCGGCTCTGCTTCCGGTCCCGGATAAAGAAAAATGGTGGCTTCCACACGGTACGTGATGATTTCTGCGCTGCGAACCGTCAGACGGTCAGCCACCGGGCGGACGTTCTCACTGTTCAGGGCTTTCTCCACCACATCCAGCAAGTCTTTTTCTGCTGTTCCGTCGCCTTCACGACTCAGGACAGTCAGTACCACCTCTGCAGGTGCCGGACTGGTTGCACTGGCATCCGCCACCCGACCGTCGGCGCTTCGGGCATGAAATTCATAAGCTGCTGTTGGCCCCGCAACCGAAAGCCCTTCAAAGGCTGCAGGCACACGCAGGCGCAACGCTTCATCGCTTTCCATCACTGCCGCAACGGGCGGCACAGCGTCATCATCAGCAGGTGTCACCGTCAGGCGTTTCACGTTGTAATTGGCGGCGATCTGGTCCAGATCGCCCCCTATGGCATAAGCCACCATCACCGCCTGCGCGGCTTCGTTAATGCGCTGGCGCAGAAGCAACTCACGGTAAGCGTTCTCCTGCAACAATTTGGTAACGGGTTCAGATTCAAGTTCCAGCGTACGCATCACTGCTTCCTGCTCATCTTTCGGATGAAGTGCCACAAATTCTGCCTTGCGTTCAGCAAGCAGCGTCTCAAAGTCCGGCACATCCACAATCTGCGGCGCAGGCAACTGCGAAAGGTCAATCACTGCCATTCTCTGCTCCTGTTGATACGGAAAGGGACACAGGCACACCGTTATTCCGCCGCCCGGCCAGCTCCACCACCATAGAACCGTCAAAATGGCTGTTGATGGTTATGGAGTCCAGCGTAAGCCGTGGCTCCCAGCGACTCAGCGCCACATACACTGCCGACATGACCTGCAGGCGTAACGCCGGATTTTGTGGCTGGTCTATCAGCGCCGACAGCAGGGAACCATATTCCCGACGGGCAATGCGGCTACCCTGCGGCGTCAGCAGAATGTCCCGCACCGACTGGCGCAGATGGTCAATATCAGTAATGGCTTTACCGCTGGTATTGTTCATCCCGATATAAAGCGTCATACCGGACCTCCGGTTGTGTCGCCGCCTTTCAGGACGCCAGTATGCTGATGCGCATCAACCACGATCCCGTTAGAACTCATTGCACCGCCGCCCTGGGTAACGCCACCATTGATTACTACTTCGCTGTTAATACGCGTGCGGTCAGCTTCCAGTACAAACTCACTGGTTTTCATGGTGATGTTGTCAGCGGCCTCAATGACCATTGATTTGATGCCCCTGACATACCAGCGCCCGGTGGCGGGTTCGTATTCAAACCAGCCACCGTCAGGATGTTCTGTCACGCAGGCGTCCGCCGACGTCGACGGTGGTGCGAACTGATTCGAATAGACAGCGGGCAGCGCAAAGGCAGTCTCCAGATTGCCGCCCAGACTCAGCAGCACCACCTGCTCACCTTCCGATGGTTTCCACCATGTGCGGGCATTCCCGGCACGCAGCGTCAGCCAGCTGATCCAGTTGGTTTCAAGCTCGCCCGTTTTCACCCGGCAAAGCCAGTTTTCCCTGTCCACTTCGGTGACTACCCCAGTGCGGATCAGGTTGGTGATAAGGCGCATGATTTCGGTTAATTGTGCGTTCATAGGGAAAGGTTGCCATCAGGGGAAGAAAGGCGGCAGTGCTGCAACTTGTATCAGTGCTGATACAAAGATCACCCCGCCAGCCATTGCAGAATCATGTCGCGGGTCATTGCCTCAACATCATCATTTACACCCAGAAGGCGACGCTCTGCGTAACGGACCTCCGGTCCTTTGCGGCTGACGCGATCACGCAGGCCATAATGGTGAACGCGGGCAATGCTCTGCACCTTACCTTCAAACTGTACGCTGGCAGAATCCGCGCTGGCGGCGGTTTTCAGGTATTTTGTGGTGCGCAGCTTTGCAAACATCTGACGTTTGATGCGCCCTTTTTTACTTCGTGCTGTTACCCGTCGCGGCTCATAGCTGCTGCCGTCAGGGTTGCGCTGCATCCTGATATTCTGCTGCTGTGTCCGGCGCAGTTCCTGCGCCAGCTGGCGCATCATGCGGCTTCTGGCGGCTGGCTCCAGATTCGCCAGCAAAGCACTCAGCCAGTCGTCCACCTTCTGCAGTTCAGCCACGTTTCACCGTCCACATTTCTTCAGGTTCATCGGGTTCCGCTACAGCTTCAACGCTCGACACACTGCCGTCAGTGCTGACCAGCACACGTTCCGTCAGTTGCAGGTTCAGGCTGATATCACAGACATCGTTGCGCAGAATATCCACCTCAAAGGTGAATAGTTTTTCCCGTAACGCCGGGTTATTGATGGCATCGGGCTGGTTATCCCTCAGCCACAGCAAAACCGGGGCCATCAGCAGATTCTGGTCGCCGCTGAAATCCTCAATCACCGCGTTCAGGGTGTAACGGTACTCCCACGACATGGAGCTGGCCCCCGTGGCAACCAGCGAACCGTTATCCACAAACAGATGCAGTTTGTCCGGGTTATTGCGGACATAAGGCACCGCTTTATTGAGGGCGTGGCGCAGGGATTGTGGTTTGTTCACTGTTTCGCTCCTGACACGCAATAATCATGTCCACTTTGTCTGCACAGACCGCCCAGGCGGCCTCCGTTTCATCCAGCAACGCGTCCAGATCACCGTTAGTGCGCGGCGTTGCCTGCTCCAGCCGACACGGCGTCACTCGCGGACAACCACTGACGGTAAGCTGCACCTCCGGTGAGTGTCGGACGTTCCCGCAGCCGGATAATGTCAGCAGGCAAAGGAGTATCAGCCCAGCGGCGTAAATCCTCGTTCTCACGTTTCAGCTCCTCGATCCGGTGTTGTCGTTGTCTCAGCAGCGCGCTGGTCTGTTCTGCTTCGGCATAGAGCCGCGCCTGCTCCCGGTTATTGGTTTCAGTCAGAATGGACAGGCTAATAAGCTGGCTGTTGCTCTTTGCCAGTGCCTGGCTTTTGCTCTGCAGCTCGTCTGACTGCGTGCTGATGGTCTGGCTGGCATCAGCCAGCCGCCACGTCTGCCAGCCCAGCGCCGCCAGTAATAACGCCAGCACAACCAGCAGCAACCGGTTCATGCTGCTACCTGTTGCGCCATCTGATTACGGGTGATCCAGAAGGCAATAACGGTCAGCAGATAAAAGACCAGGGTAATAGCCCACCCCGTCCAGGCGAGACTTACGACAATCAGCAATCGCATCACCCAACTGATAAATACGTTTTCTTTTCGGGTAATTGTCTTCAGCAAAGATGCCCTTAACTCCTGCCAGAGCGGGCTATTCTTAATTAACGCAGCCAGTGCTACCGGAATTACCGCCCATGTCAGCAAACAGGCTACCCAAACGCCGGACGCTGCCAGTACCGGAAAAATCCCCTGCGGATACACCATTGCTGCGATTAACAACGCCATCCATAACATCAGAAACAGTCCGCTGATTAATTTCTTTTTCATTTCAGTTTGCTCCCTGTAAACACCAGGCCATCTCCCGCGCACGGCGGTTATCCAGCCCCTGATTAAACACACCTTTTACATAAACCCAGCGCGGCAACTGTCGGCACGCATCCGCCCAGCGCCGCTGATTGAGCAATTTCACCAGCGTGGAGCTGCAGGCATTGCCTGTCCCCACGTTGAAGGCAAACGACACCACCGAGTCATACACCTTTTGTGGCGGCTGTTGCTTCACACATCTTTCCAGCGCCCGCTCCACACGCAGCACGTTGGAGATAAGCCCTTCTGCTGCCTGTCGTTCCGTAATGGTTTTGCCGGGAATGACGCCCGACGTATTACCAATGCCGTCAGTCCATACACCCGCGCTGCACTGATACGGCTGCAGACGACAGCCTTCGTAATCGGCAATCAGTTTCAGCCCTTCCACGGAGGTGTGCAGCTGCTGAAAACCCGGCAGCGTGGCAGCAATAGCCAGCACGGCCCCGACAAGGCAGCGTTTAACGATTGATGGATTCATAGTCCTCCCGCGAGATCTGCCCGTCGCGCAGAAGCCGGTAGGCTTTGTGTTTGTAGTACCAGTTGATAGCCAGCATCAGCACACCAATCATCAGGCCGCCCAGCGTTGAGGCATCCTTGATGGACAAATCGCCCAGCCAGGCCAGCACGACGGCGATGCAATACGTGATAAAGGCGCTGATTCGCTCAAGCGTCATAATTCAGTCCCATAGCTGGACGGTCTGCACGGTGGTGGTGGTCGGAATGTCCGGCAGCTCCACCTGCAGCCCGTGAGGTAAAAAGGGGCCGTATTCGGCAAGCCCCGGATTTGCCTTCAGTACCTGCTCCGTGACACCCTGCGTGCGCCCGTAATGACGCCAGCAAAGCGCGTCCACCGTGTCATACTGATGCGCACGCACTTTCATCAGATAAGCTCCACTGTGCAGTGCGGCGCATCCTGCACCCGGCTGATGGCCCAGCGGGCGTCACGCCACAAATCACCGCTGGCTTCCGCCAGTTCCTCGCCCCGCTTCACACCGGACGCCGTGGCGTCATAGTCCTGGTAACGTTCGTTGAGCATGGCGCGTGCCCAGCAGTAAACCGCGTTGAAATAGTGCTGAATGCGCTCACTTTTGCCGTCCAGCTGTTCCGCCGGAACCTCTGCCAGCGAGGCATACCCCAGCATCTGCTGGCGTCTGCGAAACTCATACAGCTCTGCGTTGACCTCCGAAATTGCCGACAGCGCAACCTGCTTTAAACGCGGCTGCGTCACCGTGCCGTCAGTGCGCATCACGCTGCGAAACTCCGACAGCTCCACATCAGGCCAGAACGGCGTATTCCTGATGATTTCCGCCTGTTCCGGTGCCTGTTCTGGCGCAACAAACTTCATGCTGCTTTCTCCTGAAATAGAGGGCGGTGGACGGGGTTTTGATGTGGCAGTGCCTTTCGCCACCCCGTGCCGCCCGTGCGCGGGGGCACGTTCTGTCAGCGGCTGTCATTGCGTAGTCTGCGCTCCAGCTGCTGTTTGTCTTTTTTCACGCCACAGCGGGGATCGAGCTGTAACGCATGGTTGAGATGATTAAGGGCGGAAGCCGGATTACTTTCACTCAGGACAGCGCCAATCGCTTTATGCAGACGCGCCCGTGACTGGTCCGGCATATCCAGACCGTCTGTCAGCTCCAGCGTCTGCAGCAGCAGATCGACATCAAAGCCGGTAGTGGCAAGCATTGCGCTCTGCGCTGCATCTGCCATTTCCTCTGCCAGCACGGTCTGCACGTTGCGGTTACCCAGCGGCATCACCCAGCCATGACGCAGGGCATGACGCCCGATCTCCAGCGCCCCGGCATAATCTCCGGCATCAATGCGCCACAGCATCACGTACATCAGCACGTCATCCTGTTGAGCGCCTCCGGCAGCCAGGACGCCCTCCGCCCAGGCGGCGTACTTCGGCAGCAGCTCCACCTTGATTTCCGCTTTTTTGACCGTGGACTGAACGCCCTTGAGACGGCGGCGGTCTTCCGCCAGTTGCAGCAGCATCAGGTCATAGCCCGACGCGTGGCGAACACTGCCGCCCTCGCGGGCGGCCTGTTCAGCCTGAACGCGCAGGCGATGCTGCCGTGCTGGACTCAGGCTCATGGTTTATGCTCCGGCTTCTGCGGCGGCGGCGCTGAAGTCGCCAATCTGGATGTTTTCCACCAGTGCTGCGCAGCGGTAGTCCTCAACCACATAGGCTTCGTTAACGGATTCAAAGTTTTCAATCCGGTCACGTTTCGGGTTGTCGATAACCGAACGGCGGCGGGTGTCCTCCTGCCAGTAAATGGACAGGTTATCCAGACGGGTGATCAGCAGCGCATTCGGCGGGAAGAACGGCGCACGCACGGCCTGCAGGCCCCCCATGCGCTTCTGACTGATGATCATATCGGCAGCCAGTTTTTCACTGTTTTCCTGCTCTTTGTTGACCAGCGGGAAATACTTGTCAGACAGCAGTTCACGACCGCAAATCACCACCAGATCGTCATCGTCCTGGTAGACCACGTCGATAAGCTCATTGACTGCATCCATCACCACTGCGTCCAGGTTGGCATATTCGCCACCTTTCCCGACTTTCACCGCACCCGGTGTGGTTTCACCGCCCGTGGTGGTGCTGCCCATGACGTGATCCGGTGCATCTTCACGGATTTTCTGCAGCCAGCCTTTGTTCACATCCTGCAGCAGCGGGTTTTCGCTACGGTTGGAGGTTTTCGCACGCTTCACGCCGTTAAAGCCGATCATTATGCGGTCCAGAGCCTGACGTTTCACGATGGCGTCACGGATGCGCACCTGGAAATCCTGAAACTTCGCCCACAGGTCCAGCTTCGCGTAGGTCAGCACCGTGTCAAAGTTGGTCTGCTCGCATTTATATTCCACATCAACCATCAGCGTCGGATCGACAGGCTCACGCTCTTTCGCGGTGGTGTCAGTGGTTCCGGCAATGGTGCTGCCAACACCCAGCCCCAGCAACTGACCAGACTGCTCAGTCACTGGCGTGACGTTAATCAGCGTCAGGAAAGCGGCGGACTGCTGGATCTGGTCTTCCAGCGTCTGCTGTACAGACGGCTCTACAGTGAACTTGCTGGACAGTTCTTCAACTGCCACACCGTTCAGACGCGCCAGCTGCTGCAGGTAAGCGTTAAAAGCAAAGCGGGTATTCTTCTTCATCGGGTTTTGTGCTCCATCAGCAATTGGTCAGAGTGTCAACGGGGGCGTTACCGCCTGTTGCACGCTGGCGGTAGTCCTGGCGGCTGTCTTCATGACTCAGCTTGTCCACCAGTTCGTTAAAGGCGGTTTGCTGTGCCTGCAGGGCTGTCTCCAGCTCAGACAGGCGTTCTTCCTGCTCAGACAGGGATTTTTCGGTGCGTGCGCTCAGGTTCTGCTGCTCAGTGGCGACCAGCTCCACGGCATTATGCACATCAGAGAACCGGGCATCGTCGGACTGCTCTTTTTTGGTGAACAGCGCCGTGACGCGGGCAAACAGGGACGGCTTGTCCTCCTGGATTTCTTCCAGTTCGATCACCGTTTCCTCTGCGGCGGTAAAGAGATTGGCGGGATTCTGCTTGCGGTTTGCCAGCGGGTTATGGGCTGCACTGGCGCTGAATGTCAGCATTTCCGTACCCAGACTGGCAGGATCATCAGTGGCAGCCAGCCCGACCAGGTAGGCTTTGCCCGTATCAGCAAACTTCGGGCTGACTTCCATAGAGGTGAATAATTTCTGGCCTTTTTTCACCAGTTCCACCAGGGACTCCGTTGGCTCAACGTCGGCATACAGCGCCATCTTGCCTGCCAGCGGACCTTCCGTGATTTCTTCAGCAAACAGCGCCGTCACCTTGCCGTAGCGGTTAAAGGTGCTGTCCGGCAGATAAGACTTGATGTGCTCAAGGTTAATCAGCGCGGTATACACCGCCGGGTTGTAGCTGGCTGCCATCTGTTCCAGCCATTCACGCTGGATTTCGCGTCCGTCGGTGGTGGCACCTTCCACCCCGATGCGAAAACGCTTTGCTTTCACTGTCATGAGCCGTGCTCCGTTAGAAAAAACTTACTGGAGCCTTATGGTTGCGGTGATGGGGGCAGTGAAACAATGCGCGGTATTTGTACCGACAACCACACAAACCGCAGGCGGGGAAAGCCTTCATTCAAGGCTGTAGGTTTGTGCCATGAACACCACACTGACACCCGCAGATCTCGATCCCCGTCGGCAGGCCATGCTGCTGTACTTTCAGGGATACCGCGTCGCCCGCATTGCTGAAATGCTGGGCGAGAAAGTTGCAACCGTTCACAGCTGGAAAAAACGCGACAAGTGGGGTGACTATGGGCCGCTGGATCAGATGCAGCTCACCACCGCCGCACGCTACTGCCAGCTCATTATGAAGGAGCACAAAGAAGGGAAAGATTTCAAAGAGATTGACCTGCTGGCGCGCCAGTCGGAACGCCACGCGCGGATCGGCAAGTTTAACAATGGCGGCAACGAAGCCGACTTAAATCCTAACGTCGCCAACCGCAACAAGGGCCCGCGCCGTCAGCCGGAAAAGAATGTCTTCACCGATGAACAGATTGAGAAGCTGGAAGAAATCTTCCATTCCTCCATGTTCAACTACCAGCGCCACTGGTGGGAAGCCGGAAAAACCAACCGCATCCGCAACCTGCTGAAGTCACGCCAGATCGGCGCGACCTTTTACTTTGCCCGTGAAGCCCTGATTGACGCCCTGCTTACCGGACGTAACCAGATTTTCCTTTCTGCCAGTAAGGCACAGGCTCACGTCTTTAAGCAGTACATCATCGACTTCGCCAAAGAAGTCGAGGTGGAGCTGAAAGGCGATCCGATGGTGCTTCCTAACGGAGCCACGCTTTACTTCCTCGGCACCAATGCCCGCACGGCCCAGAGTTACCACGGCAACCTGTATCTGGATGAATATTTCTGGATACCGAAATTCCAGGAGCTGCGCAAAGTGGCTTCCGGTATGGCTATTCACAAAAAATGGCGACAAACCTATTTTTCCACGCCATCCAGCCTGACACACAGTGCTTATCCGTTCTGGTCCGGTGCGCTGTTCAACCGTGGGCGTAACAAAGCCGATAAGGTGGACATCGACCTGTCCCACAACAATCTGGCCCCCGGCCAGCTGTGCGCCGACGGGCAATACCGCCAGATAGTCACCGTGGAAGATGCGGTGCGCGGCGGCTGTAACCTGTTCGACCTTGACCAGTTGCGCATGGAGTACAGCCCGGACGAATACCAGAACCTGCTGATGTGCGAGTTTGTGGACGATCTCGCGTCCGTGTTCCCACTCAGCGAGCTGCAGGCGTGCATGGTGGACAGCTGGGAAGTCTGGACCGACTTTCATGCACTGGCACTGCGCCCATTTGGCTGGCGCGAAGTGTGGATCGGTTATGACCCGGCGAAAGGTACGCAGAACGGCGACAGTGCCGGATGCGTGGTGGTGGCACCGCCAGCCGTGCCGGGCGGCAAGTTCCGCATTCTTGAGCGTCACCAGTGGCGCGGGATGGACTTTCGCGCCCAGGCTGACGCCATCAAAAAACTGACCGAACAGTACAACGTGACCTATATCGGCATCGACTCAACCGGCGTTGGTCACGGGGTTTATGAGAACGTGAAAGCGTTCTTTCCTGCCGTCCGGGAGTTTGTCTACAACCTCAACGTTAAAAACGCCCTGGTACTCAAGGCCTACGACATTATCAGCCACCGCCGTCTGGAGTTTGACGCCGGGCACACCGACATTGCGCAGTCATTCATGGCAATCCGTCGCGCCACCACCGCCAGTGGCAACCGCCCGACCTATGAAGCCAGCCGCAGCGAAGAAGCCAGCCACGCCGATCTGGCCTGGGCAACGATGCACGCACTGTTTAACGAACCGCTGCAGGGTGAATCCGCCAATACCAGCAATATTGTGGAGATTTTTTGATGGGAAAGAGTAAGAAGAACCGCGCTGCGGCGACGAATCAGATCCAGCTTAAAAGTCAAACTACAGCCGAAGCATTCAGCTTCGGCGATCCCGTTCCTGTTCTGGACCGCCGAGAATTACTGGACTATGTGGAATGCGTACAGATGGACCGTTGGTATGAGCCGCCCGTCAGCTTTGACGGACTGGCGCGCACCTTCCGCGCTGCCGTGCATCACAGTTCCCCGATTGCAGTAAAGTGCAACATTCTGACCAGTACCTATATCCCTCACCCGCTGCTCAGCCAGCAGGCTTTTTCACGTTTTGTGCAGGACTACCTGGTATTTGGTAACGCCTACCTGGAGAAACGCACGAACCGCTTCGGTGAAGTTATCGCCCTTGAGCCTGCCCTGGCAAAATATACCCGACGCGGGTTAGACCTGGATACCTACTGGTTTGTGCAATACGGTATGACAACCCAGCCGTATCAGTTCACGAAAGGCAGCATTTTTCATCTGATGGAACCAGATATTAATCAGGAGATCTACGGCCTGCCCGGCTATCTTTCTGCCATCCCATCCGCTTTGCTCAACGAGTCCGCCACGCTGTTCCGCCGCAAATATTACATTAACGGTAGTCATGCAGGCTTCATCATGTACATGACCGATGCCGCGCAGAACCAGGAGGATGTGAACAACCTCCGCAATGCGATGAAAAGCGCCAAAGGGCCGGGCAACTTCCGCAACTTGTTTATGTACTCACCCAACGGAAAGAAAGACGGGATTCAGATCATCCCGCTGTCAGAGGTGGCGGCAAAAGATGAGTTTCTGAACATCAAGAACGTGAGCCGGGATGACATGATGGCAGCGCACCGTGTACCGCCGCAGATGATGGGGATTATGCCTAGTAATGTTGGCGGGTTTGGGGATGTTGAAAAGGCTAGTAAGGTTTTTGTCAGGAATGAGTTAATTCCGCTACAACACAGAATATCTGAAATTAACTCATGGATTGGACTTAATGAAGAACTGGTTAAATTTACCTCATATGAATTAGATTAGGCATATAGAAATGCACCTAACATCGAAAGTGAGATTAGGTGCAAATAATAATCAGCTTATTTGACCTAATAATTCTTCCGCATATTTTTTATCACTATCCATCCGTTGCTGAACAGCATCCCTAAGATGCTCTTTCAACTTATCAGGATAATTTTTACATGCATCAATCAATTTTGTTCGTAAAAGCTTAGCACCATTTACAATGGTGGCATAAGCTAAAGCATCAGCTAACTCCTTAACTTTCACATCATCAGTAATGATAGAAGGGATTGAAAAAACGTAATATTTCGCAACATAATTTTGCGTATACCAACTATCATATAACAATCCAATTAAAGCATCACCAAGATCACCTCTTCTTTTAAATTTGCTACCAAATGTATTACCCCATGTTCCTATAGCTCCTTTGGTCGCATCAGAATAGAAATCCAAATATCCTTTTTTGCACTCTTCGATGATTATATTTTCCATTCTAATTAAAACATCATCAGGAAGATTTCTCCATGCGCTCGGCTTAATTATTCTAAATACATTAGCAAACTCAACATTATTGCTAGCCTTGCGTAACTCATCACCTAGCAACCGCATTGCGGCTTTTTCTTCCTCTCCTGAAAAGCGTTGGTTTATTGCTTTGAATATAGAATCAATTTCCTTGGTTGGCCTTTCATTAAAGCGAGAAATTAAACTTTGGAAAAAATCCAGTAGTTTTTTTTCTGGAATTTGTGATATTAAAGCTTCTGCATAATCAGAATTATTTACAAAGTGAACCTCATAAATTCTTTCAAGAATTGCTGTGTAATCGAACTCAGCAACATCTCTTTTTAAATACTTAATAAAAGTATCCAACATGATCAATATTCTCATGCAGGAATCTTCTGTATCAGGGAAATTGTCATGTGTCCTTGGATTTCTTATACACTGATAGTAGCCTCTTAATAGTGCTTCAAATCCGCGCTGTTCGTCCTGCTCTGATACAGATTGAAGACTATTAATTTGGATTCTAGGTGATTGTCCACCCAAAACAGTACCAACAAGCTGAGCCCCATCCCCTTCACATTGCCCTTTTTCACGCAGCAAAGTTGTTAGATATTTGGTTCCTGCAAGTATTGCATCCGAAAATTGGTTGTTTTCCAGCCTATTACCAATCGCTTCAACTAATTCCGCATCGAAATTATTTGTATTAAAGTTATTTTTTACAAACATCACACTCCCCTTTTTTTGAAAGGGTATTGTATTGAACCTTGTTAAGATTTCTCAGATAAGTATCACACTATCTCGAGTTGCGCGCGCTCGTATCCCCGCCACGCCTGCCCGCTTTTTGTAGCGATTTTCATGCAGGTGCATGACATAAGCAAAAGCCCACCAGAACTGGCGGGCCTCAGCAAAAACGATCCTCAAACGATCATGCATATTCATGCGGCATAGTCATGCAGTGACTTTGGTCTGGTCAGGCGTAGAAAAATCTTCGAAAGATTTATAAGTTTCAGTATCAAATATTGAAATACTCTCAACCTGATCCATTGGGATTACATGCCTAAAATGATTTAAGTTCAGTGGAGTTGAGTCTGCTGTAATATTTTTACTAAGGTAAAGTTCATAGTAACGATGCTGCTCATGGTATCTGAGCGTATCTTTATCACGATAACCACTGATGTATGGTATGAGAGCCAGATGCTGAGTTTCCTGATGCTCCATCCGAGGAGCAGCTACGTAACCAATGTAAACTTTTCTGGATTTTAGCGTAACAAAGATGAGCTTACCTTCATCTATAGCCTGAACTAACAGTGACTCAATTCCATCTTGAGCTGCCATCTCGCGATATGCAGATTGACGAATCTCTTCGTTTTCTATTGCTCTTCGCGCATTGTTACCTTGGTCATAAGCAATAAACACCGCAAGCAGCATAGACAACACAAAGAACAATGGGTAAGACATTATCTTTACGTCTGTGAGCCATGAATAAAAGTCCACATGTAACTTAGGCCAAAAATAACCAAAAACATTGATAACTGAGCTTATAACTAGCAAGATAACGAATGTAACAGCCATCAGAGTAAACCCCTGAATAGCAAACTTACAACCATGCATAGCTACATAAAAATAGGAATTCCAACCATTACTTCTTGCTTGCCTGATGCGGGACTGGTAATGATTTTCGGTGTACCAGAACCCGCAAACCAGGACGACCATGATAACTAAGGGTCCCATTCCTCATCCTTGTCGTTTTGCAGCCAATTCTTCCATTCTGGCACGCATTGATTCACGTACCTGCTTATTGTTCATGTTTAAGGTCGCCGCACCATTAGCATCTGTGATAATTTTACTATTATCAGACTGTTGCACATCCTGACGGATGACATCCTGCATAATCTTACCTGGTGCAGAGAGAACTTTGCGCAGAAGTTCAGACATATTTTCCTCCTTTATGCCTCAAACGCCACGGATTGTGGTGCATGGAGGCTGTCATCTTATGATTATAGGACAACAAAAATACGAAACTATTCGAAGAGTGCTACGTATTAACCTATTTACATATCACCCTGCAACCAATTTATCCATAACTAACGCCTCGCACGGCTCGTTGCTCAACCTTGCGAACGGTAAAAACCAGTTTTATCGTCCGCAACGTTCCCTAATGTAACCAGCTGTCGTCTTCCCACACCTTCTGCATAATTTTCATCACTTGTTTTCTTTCTTCGTCCAGTTGCAGCCCGGTCAGTTCCACACCGTTAGAGCTACCTTTGCGGATACGAATTACCGTTTTGGGATACAGGGGGCGCAGATTGCGGTAAAGCTCGTTTTCAAGGGCGTCCAGGGTAGACTGACTAATCTTCTGCTCTTTATCGATCATTATTTCAATGCGCATAAAAGTCACCTCAACTGATGACATCCATTGAGCGGTTGTATTCGTGGGTTCTGATTTTTGCCATGAGTTCATCAGTCAGTTCAGATACCCACTGCAAAGCCAGCCCCTTCTCTTCATCACTACACTCACTAGCCGCTACAAGCTTAAGAAAAAAATCAATGCGCTGGAGCTTCAAAGACTCCAAAAAATAGTCCTGCATCTTTCCTCCTATAACACCACTCGGAATACTGTGTTTATAACCACTGTTTATATTTACAGTATATAATAATCTTACTGATGTAAAACGTTTTTTTACGTTCATCAGCCTGATATGCCAGTTATTATTAAGAGCACGAATTGTTAACCCGCGTAATTAATACAGGTTCCGCCATTTATCATCCTCCTGCAGACGCTGGTTCCGATAGAAGATACGCAGGCCTGCTCCTGACGGAATACTGCCGCCGCGAAGGAGTAAATCGACCTCTTTCTCGCTGCCATCAAATCCTCTGGACTTCAGTTCATAGACGAGCTGCTGTCGCTGATGGTCTGTAATTCGCTGTTTGTAGTCTTTACGCCGTTTCGGTTTCACCAGGCGTAACCTTGCTGCTAGTTCCCGGCGCTCTTTCTTGCTCATGCTGTGCAGGTAATCGTGCAACTCCTTGTCATCCATGCGGGTGATGTCCGTTCTGGTATCCCCATCAGCTGATTTGTCTTTCGCTTGTTGGTTCAAATTTTCAGCAAGGGGACAGTTATTGCCACGAGTCCAAGGGGCGCAAGCGCCCTGGTCGGCTACCGCCTCCTGAACGTCAACGGCTTTACGAACCATTTTCCACTTCACTGCATGAGTGCAGATCTTGCCCTCTGCAATGGGTGACCAGATGCCATAAATACGAATGCCGTGATCGCCATAGGCGGTCGGCTCTTCGTTAATTTCATAAGCAGTTCTGATGAGGTGATATTTGCGGGGAACCAGTACGCCACCCTGCTTCATGATGTAAGTGGCAAAACAACCAGCATCAGCAGCAGCCAGGATGGCATCAAGGCGCGGGTTATCCAGTACCGGCGCACCTGCTTTTTTGTCGCCCTGTTGCCTTGCCGCCTGACCAGCCAGCAATCGCAGTTCACGGTAAGCCTGACGCCCCGGAATACCAAAGAAGCGGAATTGCTGAACACGATGCAGAGACGCCCAGGCATTAACGTATTCAGCGTTATCACGCAGGGATTTACCCGTTTCCTTGCTGATCTCGCCAGCCAGACCACGCCCGTCAATGTTCTTACTAATGTATTTCGCGATGTAGCTTGTCGGTGTTCCTTTGCGCGGGTTTATCAGCTCAGATTTAAAGCGTGGACCAGTGTTATTACCCAGTTCCTCGCGGTCTTCACGGATGGCAAACTTACACAACAATGCAGTAATGGCACGGCGGTCTTTTTTGCGCATGAAACACAACAGGTGCCAGTGAACCGTACCGTCATGATGCGGCTCAGCCACCCGCACGCCATACCAGCGCAACCCGGCTTTGTGCATCGCCTTACGAAATGCAGCAAACATGCCGACCAGATAATCGCTGCTTTGTCTTACCGTCGCATTTGTCCAGGTTGGGTTTGGTCTGCCGTTATTGAGCGTGGAATGGAAACGTGACGGACAGGTGATGGTGTAGAAAACGGCGCAGTCACCGCGCATTTCCGCGATAAGCTCCAGACCTTTAACACAGGCCATCATCTCATTGCGGCGATGTGCAGGGTTGCTGCTGGCGTTTACCACGTCTTCCATATCCAGCGTGTCGCCGTCTTCGTTCACCAGTTCATGAGAACGAAAAAACTCCAGCGACTTACGGCGCTGCTCACGTTTATGCATCACGGCTTCATAGCTGACATAGGGAGATGCTTTTTTGCTGACCAGGCAGACAGCGCGCAACTGCTCTTCCCGCCATTCGCAACGCATCTTCCATAATTTCCGGTACCACCAGTCGGCACACAACATACGCGCCAGCGAACCCGGAATGAGTTCATAGGGCACGGGTTTACGGCGGTTTCTTTTCCGGCGGAGTTGCTCAAACGCAGGTGGGATGACATCCAGTCGCAGGGTTTCTGCTGCCACCCTTTCCCATGTCTTGCGGATTTCTTCTGGCTTAACGTCATCGGTGGCATACAAATCGCCACAAGCTGCATCAAGGCACATGCTCATATGCGCAGCTACCAGGGTGGACAGGCGTTTCACCTGCTCCTGACTCATTTCAGGCAGGATCAGCAGGCCGTCCAGCCCTTCATGGCTCGCCATAAAGCGAAAAGAAGTGGATAGCTGACTGTCGCGTATATGCTCCAGCCGTTCCAGACATGGCTTAATCGTCTCACGCAAATAGCGGGAATAAGCCTTTGGCCTGCCCAGGCTGCTGAAGTATTCAATACGTTGCATCAGCGGCTTGCTGATATGGGAAGGCTGGGCGTTGACGTCAGCCAGAATGACCATGTCTGGATTAAAACGCTGCTGCTCATGCGCCAGCTTTGCCCGGCTAATGAGCTTATCCTGCTCCATTTCGCGCTGGACAGGATCACGGGATTCATTAAAGAAATAACGCTCCCAGACCTGCTCACTCAGTGCCTCGCGGCGCAGTTGTTCCTGCTCGTTATCGGCAGCATACAGAGTGATCAGGTTTGAAAGTGCAGACTCCGGCGCAACTTCCGCCGGGTCCAGATAAGGGTTAATGGCCTTTTTCGGGCCGTTCCATGAAAATGATGCGGCGGCCTCGTTAAAGCCGCTAGAGTTGCTCATATCGTCATGACTCATACACGCACCTCGTACACAGCAGAACTATCTACGCCACGCGAAGGATCAAATCCCACCCAGCAGCGCGCCCCGGAAACAGCAATGATTTCTGTTGCAGATTTACTCTCGCCAGCCGACACGCCGATGCTGCGTTTTGCCTTGATGTAGTGGTGAGTGAAATTGCGATACAGCGAACGAATCAGGGATGTGTCACTGTTAGAAACAATGACCGGATGACCTTCAGATGATCGATGTTCAAGAACGGATGCCAGGTGATACTGGTCATCCTCAGTGAAGCCATCAGTGTGATAGCCGGAAAACGTACCGTAATAAGGCGGATCGCAATACACCACATCCCCCGCCTTCAACATCGCCAGCGTTTCATCAAAGCTGGCGCAGATAAACGTTGCTCGCTGGGCTTTTTCTGCAAATTTGCGAATTTCTTTTTCAGGGAAATACGGATTTTTATAATTCCCATAGGGAATGTTGAAATGCCCGCTCTTGTTATAGCGACATAACCCACGGTAACCATGACGATTGAGATACAGGAAATATACCGCTTTCATGAAATCAGTAATTTCAGTGGAGTAATTAAACTCCTGCCTTATGTTGTAATAAGCCACCTCCCTGTTTGCTTCCTCAAATAAAGCTCTGGCACGAGATATAAACGCCTCGCAATCAGCAGCAACCTTTTTATAGAGGTTGATTAAATCAGGATTGATATCCGCAACAAGATAGCTGGGGTAATCCGTCTCTATCATCACAGCACAAGAACCCGCGAAAGGTTCAACCAGTCGCGGGCCAGCAGGAAGGTATTTTTTCAGTTCTGGCATAATGGCGGTTTTATTACCCGCCCATTTCAGGATGGTGCTCATACAGCACCTCCGTTGTAATGTTTGCCTTTCAGCTCTGCGATTTCCTGACAGGTAATGCAAAGCTGCACACCCGGAATGGCGCGACGTCGTGCTGGCGGAATTGGTGCTTCACACTCAATGCAAAGCACGCGGGACACGCCCGGCGTTTTGGCGCGGGCAGTACGGATATGACGCTGGCGTTCTTCTTCAACGCGCTGCTGTACGAGATCCATTGCATCAGCCATCAGTGGATCTCCTGCGCTTCGTTCTGGATTGCTTCAGCAGTCACACGCAGCAGTTCTGCTGCTTCGACGTGGTTTAGCTGGCGGGATGTGATATGACACGCCAGGCTATCAAGGCGAGCTGCCATTGCTTCAGCCCTTGCCCGGCGTTCTTCCAGACGAGCCTCTGTCAGTAAAATATTAAGCCCTGCATCATCCGGTCCGGTTTTAGTCGTGAGGGTTTCAATATTACGCATAATCAATTCTCCTGAATTTAGATAAAGGGATGCCCGGCGGGTTTACGCCATGAATTTCATTAGTTGGTTAATTCGGCATGGTTAGCCGTCTGGGAAATAAGCTCACCACTGCACGAAAATGATTCATTGCTTTAATCAGCTCCCGCTTTTCGTCAGTGGTCAGCTCATTAATGCTGATGCTATGACGTTCAGCTGGGATTTTTGCCATAAAGAATATGGCAGCCAGTGCCCGTTTATTTTGTTCATTATTGATATCCCGTGGATCACGCATATCTTTAATAAACCGCTCAAGCTCTGACTCAATATTCAGGCCAAATACTTTCGCCCTTAATTCCGCAATGTGATTAAGTCCGTTCAGGCGTTCACCGGGGCTTAATGGAACAGTCGCCGCAGCGCCTTCAATAGCCATTTGTTCCCCTGTTTTTTCGTAGATAGTTCTGCCAGCAATTCATCTTGTGAACGGCACGGATGCCAGCGTTTACCATCCTCACCCATGATCCAGCCGTGACCGTAGTGCATTGCCGGACTTTGTTTTACCAGCAGCGATGCAAATGATGGTTCTTTCGTCAGCATAAGCACCTCACAGCAAACCGAATGAAGCACCGAGGCCAGTCACGGTATCAACTGCACTCGCCATCGCAGGATTAGCCTGTAAACGAGCCTGCAATGAAACAGCGGCCAGCGCCATCAGTCGTGTTACAGAGTTAATGCTGCTGATAGCATCACGACGACCTGCACTGGTTTTTACATCGCCAGATACCGCACCTGCTGCAACACGCCCGATCTCTGCGGTTGCACTCATGACGTAATGTGGCAGTTTCTCTTTTGCCACCTCATTAATCGGTACGCATGGCAGGCAGTGAATCTGAGCCAGAAAACCATCTACTAGCGTTGAATCTTCAGTCAGATCGGTAAGCAACCAGATTTCTGGTGCGGTTAATAAATGAGGTTGAGCTGGGTTCAGCTTGTTCCGCAGAATCTGCACATTCATGCCTGCACGTTCTGCCAGTTGCACCAGGTTGTGGCGCAGTGCGAATGCACGACAGGCTTCATCAAAATGTGGATGTTTGGAAACTTGGTAATCAAACATAGTCGACACCCCTGATGTATCCCAAAATGGAACTAGTTGAACACAACATTGCAATCAGTAAGTGCATCAACGGTAAGAGCAGCAAGGTTGATCATTACCTTTTCTCTTTTTTTGTCTTTACGAAGACGATGCCGAGGGATGCGACCATCTGCCAGCATATCGTTGATTGTGTCGATTGAAAGACCAGTAAGTTCGCTATAACGCTCGATTGTGACATGTGGCGTATTCAGAGTTATTGAAATGTTAGGGGTCATGATGCAACATCTCCTATTGGCTTGTGGTGAGTCAGTTTTAATCGTGACTTAAACTTCACATTTCGGAGAATAGGATCGCAATTCGGTTATGTCAACACACGAAATCACATTTCGCCATGTGGACGAAAAAAAGAAATCCTTAATCATGCAGAATCGCGGAGGGCAAGCAGTCATCGAGCGGATATTAGAAGCGTATGGTTTTTCTTCACGCCAAGCATTCTGCAATCATCTGGGGATATCACAGAGCACAATGGCGAACAGGTATGCGCGTGACACTTTCCCAGCTGACTGGGTTGTTATCTGTAGTATGGAAACTGGTGTATCGATTGAGTGGTTAGCATTTGGTACTGATACCGAAATGGAAAGCTTTGCAGATAAAAGTCACGACAATTGTAACAGTGAATCTCGGCACCTCAACAGAGAACCTAAAAACCCAAATGAGAACACTGTTACTATAAATCAAAACGGAAAAGCAGCAATAGAGCGAATCGTTGCAGCCTATGGATTTAAGACAAGACAAGCTTTAGCTGATCATTTGGGTATTTCAAAAAGCACACTAGCTAATCGTTATATGAGGGATACATTTCCAGCCGATTGGATTATCCAATGCGCACTTGAAACTGGTATATCACTAGATTGGCTCGTTACTGGAAAAGGCTCAAAATCGAACGATGTAAATACTGATGTAGCAAAGTTATTAGCATATAAGCTAATAAATGGTAAGTTAATAGATGCGGACTATATCCACTTTGATAAATCTTTAATACCACACAACCTTATAAATCCGCAGGTTGTGATCGATAGCGAAAATGTTTTCGTAGTAGACTATGGATATAAAGAAATATCTGATGGTGAATGGTTAGTAGAAATTGAAGGCAAAATAAACATTAGAACATTGGTCCGCATACCCGTAGGAAAAGTTAAAGTAATATCTACTCATGCTGATTTCATATGTGACATTGAGAATATAAAACTTTTAGCAAAATGCCACTGTGCTTTCATTAAAAACATTTAATTTGGACTTATCATGGACTCTAAAGAACACAAAAAAGAAACAATACAAAACAGCATCACCAAATCAGAGTTTAAAAAATACGTTGATTTTATACATGATGATTCTATTCCACTTCCTGAACATGAACGCACATATCTAAAGAACTTGTTGAAAAATGGTGAAATTGAAGAATTCAAGGATCAATATAGACGCCATCTCCAAAACTTAGATAGAGTCGGCTTTAGCGACGAAGATATTGAATTACAACTTAACGTGTTAAAAAAAGATAATAATGAATTCAGAAACTTATTACGTTTTTATACAGCTCGCTTATCTGATTTGCAAGAAAGCAACACCTCATTATCATTAAAAAACAAAGAGTTAGAAAATTTAAACATAGAAAAAGAATCTTTACTTGAGCAAACTTTTTCTAGGATAAAAGAGTTAGAGGCTTCAAATAACGAATTAACCAGTCGAGCACATCAAGAGAGAATTGATCAAAAAATTCCCGAATATGTCAATAGTGTAAAAGATGATTTAGGTGATGATGATGATCACTTTATTTCACTCGCCAAAACATGGGCTATTGCTGGTGCAATAGCCGGTCTTTCCGCTGTCATTTTTTCGTTCATATCATTATATTTTGTTACTGATTTCATAAATGCTAAAGGATTTGAACTATTTTATCTATTCACCAGAGGCCTGATTGGAATTTCCATTTTATCATGGCTTTCTTATATCTGTCTGAGTATCTCCAAAAAGTATACTCATGAGTCCATTCGCAGAAAAGACAGAAGGCATGCCTTAATGTTTGGTCAAGTCTTCCTACAAATTTACGGTTCGACTGCGACCAAAGAAGATGCTATTCAGGTATTTAAGGACTGGAACATGTCTGGAGATTCTGCTTTTTCTGATCAAATGGATTATCCGCCAAGTTTCCAAACGCTATGGTCTACCGCGAAAGAAAAAATCAAACCTTCTCATTCAGAAAAATCCTCCGATTAAATAAGTGATGTATGTAAAATACATAAACATACATTGACACTGGTTATGCATACAGTAAAAATGCTCTCTATTGGAGGGCATTTTTTATGGCTGTACGAAAACTCACCACAGGAAAATGGCTTTGCGAATGTTACCCCGCCGGACGTAGTGGGCGTCGTGTGCGTAAACAATTCGCCACCAAAGGCGAAGCACTGGCTTTTGAGCGTCACACGATGGAAGAAACCGAAGCAAAGCCCTGGCTGGGTGAATCAGTGGATCGTCGAACACTGAAAGACGTGGTTGAGCTATGGTTCAAACTACATGGTAAATCACTGACTGCTGGGCAGCATGTCTATGACAAATTGCTGCTGATGGTTGACGCTCTGGGCAATCCCCTTGCAACTGATCTAACCTCTAAAATGTTTGCCCACTATCGAGATAAACGCCTGACAGGTGAGATCTACTTCAGCGAGAAATGGAAGAAAGGAGCAAGCCCGGTCACCATTAACCTGGAGCAAAGCTATCTAAGTAGTGTTTTTAGCGAACTATCCCGCCTGGGCGAATGGTCGTATCCGAACCCACTGGAGAACATGCGAAAATTCACCATCGCAGAAAAAGAGATGGCATGGCTTACCCATGAGCAGATTGTTGAACTGCTGGCTGATTGCAAACGTCAGGACCCAATTCTGGCACTGGTAGTCAAGATATGCCTAAGCACAGGCGCACGCTGGCGAGAAGCAATAAATCTTACCCGCTCGCAAGTGACCAAATACCGAATTACCTTTGTAAGAACGAAGGGGAAGAAAAACAGAAGCATCCCTATCAGTAAAGAGCTTTACGAAGAGATCATGGCGCTTGATGGGTTCAATTTCTTTACAGACTGCTATTTTCAATTTTTATCCGTGATGGAAAAAACGTCTATCGTGCTCCCTCGCGGTCAACTGACACACGTTCTGCGCCATACGTTTGCAGCGCATTTCATGATGTCGGGTGGAAATATCCTTGCTTTGCAAAAAATCCTCGGACATCACGACATAAAAATGACTATGCGTTACGCACATCTGGCACCGGATCACCTGGAAACTGCATTACGGTTTAATCCGCTGGCAACACTACCAACATCAATAGGAATTTTTTGA